CTCCCTGCCACCTGACAATATGTCAGCCAGGTCAGCAACCGAAATCGTGCAGCGCATGAAGGAGCTGTCGCAAAACCTAGGCTCGGCATATGGCAGATTGATCACAGAGGCAATGACCCCAATCGTGCGTCGCGTATTGTCTGTGATGGATGAGCGCGGGATCATTGACTTGCCTTTAGAGGTCAATGGCCTTCAGGTCAAGATCGTTCCAACATCTCCACTTGCTCAAGCTCAGAACATGGATGATCTAGAGAAGGTCTTGCAGTTCGGGCAGATTGCACAGCAATTCGGTCAAACCGGAGCGGTGGCTGTAAAACAGGAAGCGATGCTTGATTATGTCGCTGTCAAGATGGGCGTCCCGCAAGAATTACTCAATTCACCGGAAGAGAGAGAGGTCATCATGGAGCAAATGCAGCAAGCAATGATGGCACAACAGGCAGCAGCAGCCGGTCCACCACCAGAGGGAATGTAAATGGAAGGATGGGATTCAATGCGGCCAGCGGATAACTCCGGTCTGGCCAAGAGCAAACTCGCACAAGATGAACTAGACATTGTCTTTGTTCGTTGTTTTTCAACAGAGGCTGGGGCAGAAGTTCTGGCCTATCTACAATCGATGACCATTGATCAGCCGTCCTGGTATCCAGGCGAAGACCCATCACATGGGTTTGCGCGTGAAGGCCAGAACAGTATTGTGCGAGAGATCTTGCGTCGTTTAGAAAGAGGAAGAAACCAATGAGTGATGAAGCAGTCATGGACGCACCGGCTGAAGAGTCAGGTTCGCTATTAGCTCCAGAGGTTGGAAGCAAAGAATCCGATCAACCGGCAGAGATGCCACACCTTGAGCAAACAGAAGAGCATCAGGCTGACGACGCCATTGAGTGGGGCGACCGTCCAGACTGGATGCCAGAAAACTTTTGGAACGATTCAGATGGACCGGATCTTGAAGGTCTGTCTAAGTCATACAATGAGTTGCGATCAAAGTTCTCACAGGGCCAGCATAAAGCGCCGAAGGACGGCAACTACGACACCAGTTCACTTAAGGATAACGGGGTCACTGATGATGATCCTATGCTCAAAGATTTTATGTCTTACGCAAAAGACGCTGGCATGAGCCAAGACCAGTTCAACACGTTGACCAGTATGTATATGCAGCACATGGGGCAGCAGTTTGAGCAGATGGAAACAAACGCTGAGGCGGAGCTGGCCAAGCTCGGGCCAAAAGCTGACAAGCTAATCAAGAGTACCAATCAGTGGTTGGGCAAGATGGCATCGTCAGGTGCGATGACTGAAGATGAAGTGGAGGCTATGGTTAAGCTGGGATCAACCGCAGCCGGAGTCCGCGCACTGAACAAGATCCGCGAGTCATACGGTGAGCGCACAATCCCTGATGTAACGGTCCAGGAGTCAAACCAGTACACCCGGGCCGAGCTTGATGCGATGGTTGGTGATCCACGATACAAGACAGATCCCGCCTATCGGGAGAAGGTCGAAGGTCTGTTCATGGAAATGTACGGATAACGTATCACCTGGGGGACTCATACGTCCCCCAATCTCTTTTCCCCTCTAGCTTTTTTGTTATATTCCAATCAACCGACAACTCTTCTTGAGCCGGTCACCTGATCAATGCGGCCCGCCTTGGACAACCGACACAGGTTTTACCCAAAAAATTTGTAACATGAGGAAAGGAAACAATGGCAGTTTCTATCAATAATGCCTTTGTCACCCTGTTTGACTCAGAGGTAAAACAAGCGTACCAGGGACAGCGTCTCCTGGCTGGTGTTACCCGCGAGCGTTCAGGTGTAGAAGGTTCGACAGTTAAGTTCCCTAAGATTGGTAAGGGTTCAGCAACTATCCGCGTTCCACAGACAGACGTCACTCCACTCAACGTCACTTACTCACAAGTGACTGCGACAATGGAAGACTACATTGCTGCGGAATACTCAGACATTTTTAACCAGCAGAAAGTCAACTTTGACGAGCGTCAAGAGCTTGTACAGGTTGTTTCAGGTGCTATCGCACGTCGTATGGACCAGGTGGTTCTCGATGCGTTGACAGCAGCGTCTTCTCCATCAACAGTTGCAAACACAGTTGTTTCTTCTGGGTCGCCAGCTGCTTCTGACTTAAACGTCGGTAAGTTGCGCGCTGCCAAGAAGGCGATGGATGCAAAGAACGTACCAGCTGAAGGCCGTACTATTCTTGTTCACGCGAACAGCTTGTCTTCACTCTTGAGTGAGACGCAAGTAACTTCATCTGACTTCAACACTGTTAAGGCGTTGGTCACTGGTGAAGTGGACACGTTCCTTGGCTTCAAGTTCATCACTCTTGGTGATCGTGACGAAGGCGGCTTGGCAATCGACGGTTCTTCTGACCGTACATTGTTCGCTTTCCACCGCGACGCACTTGGCCTTGGTGTTGGCATGAACCAGACATCTCGCGTTGACTACATCCCTGAGAAAACTTCTTTCTTGGTTGCGTCAATGTTCTCAGCTGGTGCGGTAGCGATCGATGACGAAGGTATCGTCCAGATCACTTGCCGTGAATCATAAGGAGGCTTGAACAATGGCATACTCAATCACAGGCTTACAGCCTATCGGCGGTCAAGCAAAAGCTGGTAACGCACCACAAATGTGGTCTTACACTTCAGCTGACGCTATCGCAACAGTCAACACAACTGGCTACTTCAATGATGCAGCCGACGTGTTGAAAGTTGGTGACCTGATCTATGTGTATGACTCAGCAACTCCAACAGCATCGCTTGTTGTTGTGTTGTCAAACACTGGAACAGTCGTTGACGTATCTGATGGCACTGCGCTGTCAGTTGCAGACGCTGACTAATCGAATCGGCTCCCCTCCAGGGGAGCCTTTTCTACATGAGGTGATACATGGCATCTGGTGATACCAAACTGTCCATCTGTTCGGACGCATTGATTCTACTGGGGGCATCGCCTCTTTCGTCGTTTTCGGAAGGCACTGACGCAGCTCAGATCTGCGACCGCCTATACGACGACCTCAAGGATTCCATCATCGCGTCGTACCCTTGGTCCTGGTCATTTAAGAAAGTGCAGCTGGCACGTCTGACATCGACTCCGGTCAATGAGTGGAAGTATCAGTATGCGTTACCTGGTGACCGCATTGCGGGTGTACGCGCAGTGTATGCATCAACAGCTACCGGCATCTCTCCAATCCAATACGGCTGGGAGATCCAAGGCGACAAGCTCGACTCAAGTGAAGAAACAATCGTGGTGGACTATCAGTTCTCACCTAACGAGTCGGCACTACCTACCTATTTCGTGCAGCTGCTGAAGTACGCAATGGCGGCTGACATTGCTGAGACAGTGACTGATCAGATCACAAAGGCTGACTACTTTGAGCGCAAGGCGTTCGGGTCACCTGGAGAAAACCGTCGTGGTGGATACTTCCGCCAGGCAACATCAATTGACGGGTCAACAAACTCTGTCGATGCAATTGAAGACTACACTCTGACCGCTGTGAGGTTCTGATGAGCCGCGTCATCCAGGTGCAAACAAACTTCACATCTGGCGAACTCGATCCCAAGCTCAGAGCCAGGATCGATCTTCAGCAGTATTACAACGGCTTAGAGACAGCGACAAACATTGTTGTCCAACCACAAGGTGGCTTTACCCGCCGAGACGGTAGTAAGTACATTGCAACGCTACCGACCCCGACAAACGATGCAGTGCGCATGGTGCATTTTGAGTTCTCTGTCAACGACAGTTATATGCTGATCTTTATTGATGAGCAGATGTATGTGTTCAAAGACGGCGTACAGATCACGAACATCAATGGCTCGGGGAATGACTTCCTTGCTGTATCAAGAATTACAGACAGCATCATCCCCGAGATGTGCTGGGCGCAGTCAGCGGATACGTTAATCATTGTCCATAAGGACATGATCCCTCAGAAGATCGTGCGCGGAGCAACTGACGCATCCTGGACAATCTCTGATTTATCCTTTGACTTTACGCCTCAGTTTGCGTTCAGCATTAGCACTGACGTCAGGACATCAGCCGGGACGCTGACTCCTGATGCAGCTGAAGGCAACATCACGCTCACAGCCCAACACTCAAACTTCAGCGCATCAGACATCAATCAATACATCAACGTCACCCCGCAGGGACGAATTCGCATTGTTGACTTCATCAGTAATACTGTGGTGAAGGGCATCTCTGAAGTGCCGCTGTTTGACGACTCAGTCATTGACGCAGCTGATTGGGAGGTTGAGTCAGGCTATGAGGATGCTTGGTCAGCGACAAGAGGCTGGCCACGCAGCGCAGTATTCTACGAAGGACGTTTATACTTTGGCGGATCGGACTCCCTGCCTTCAACCCTGTGGGGCAGTCGCGTGGGTCAGTTCTTTAACTTTGACCCAGGCGAGTCATTTGACGACGCAGCACTTGAGGCGACGTTAGATACAGGACGTTTTAACGCTATCATCGACTTGTATGCTGGTCGTAATCTTCAGATCTTTTCCACCGGCGGTGAGTTCTACATTCCGCAAACCCTGGGCGACCCGATCACTCCAAGCAATCTGTCGGTCCAGGAGCAAACATCGCATGGTGTGAAGCCTGGCATCCGGGTTGTCAACGTCGACGGTGCAACGGTATTCGTTCAACGCCAGGGCAAGACGCTTGCTGAGTTTATCTTTAGCGACACGGTCAACGGCTACATCGCCACCAAGATTTCTTTGCTGTCATCGCATCTCTTGAAAGACCCAGTAGAGATGGCAGTGCGCAAAGCCACGTCAACAAACGAAGGCGACCGACTCCTGATCTTAAACGATGAAGACGGGTCGATTGCTTGTTACACATTGCTGCGATCAGACAACATCATTGCTCCAACAGAGTGGACGACTGATGGTACATATCTGTCGATTGGAGTAGACATCGCCGATACTTACTCAGTCGTGAAACGAAACATCAACGGAAGCGATGCGTACTACGTTGAGATCTTTAACGCAGACGTGACCCTTGATTGCGCTAAGACTGCGACCGTAGGCAGCAGCACAGCCTCTGTAAGCGGACTTTCTTTCCTGGAAGGGGAAACGGTCAAGATCATCCGTGACGGCGTTGTAGAGCCAGATCAGGCAGTCTCAAGCGGAGCGATCACATTTGAGATTGCAGCAGAGGAGTCGTATTCGATTGGCCTTAACTTTACGCCAACGGTGACTACCCTTCCTGTTGAGCCGAGGTTGTCTTCAGGCAACATTCGTGGGTTCAAGAAACGTATCCTGGAGATCAACAGCGAACACTCCGAGTCACAGGCCGTGACGGTCAATGGTGAGCAAGTTGCGTTCAGGGCTTTTGGCGAGGACAATCTAGACCGAGCAGTGCAAGCGTTTACTGGCGTCAAGAGAAGTGGACCGCTTCTTGGTTATGTGAACGAAGGCAAGATTACAATCACACAAACAGTGCCACTGCCAATGAACGTATTGGCTCTGGACTACAAGGTTTCGATAGGACAGTAGTATGTCAAAGTTGATGATCATCGGTGCAATCGCTTCTGGAATCTCAGCAGTCCAGCAGATTCAGGCTGGTCGCGCACAGGCAGCAGCTTACCGCTCTCAAGCCAAGCAGGAAGAGCTGAAGGGCAAACAATCTGAATTGCAATACCGTCAGCGTGGAGTAGAGACACTGAGGGGTGTGAGGCAAAATCTATCTGCTGTAACCGCTAGGGCAGCTGCCGGGTCAATGGACCCATACTCCGGGTCGCCATTGTCATTGAAAAATTATGCTGTTAAGACAGGCTATGACGAATACTACTTAGATCAAGAAAACGCAGCTCTTGCATTAGCAATTGGTGAAGTCAATCGAGATCAAAACCTAATGGCTGCAAAGCAAGCTAAGCGTCAAGGCATGATGAACGCAATTGCTACTATTGGAACCACGGCAATGACTATGAGTTCAATTGGCGGGTTCGGCTCAACTACCACTACGACATTACCAGGCGGCACACTTCCTGGTTACACAACAACAGGGGCGCTATCGTAATGGTTATGCCACGTTATCAGCGCAGAGGAATCGGAATTGCTGGTATGCCGGCAGTCTCTACTGTTGGTCTGCAAGAAGCTGCGCGTACTAGCCAAACGCTTGCTTCTGCACTGGATCGAGTTTCTGGATTTGCACTCAAGCGGGCTGCCGAGCAAGCCGAGATAGAAGGTGCTGAGTTTGGCGCACTAAATACGCCAACGCTTGATGAGATCAAGACCAAGGGCAAAGCAGCAATCCCTGGGGACAAGACAACCATCTATGGGCGAGCCGCTAGAGAACAAGCGCTTGCAGGGGTGCTGACTCATTTTGAAATGGAAGCGAATAGTCAGATTACAGATCTGCGCATTAAGCTGTCCAAGGAAGAAATTAGTGCTGAACAGTTTAGGGACGGGCTGCAAAAACTTAATGCAGGGCTGTCTGGCGTTTTATCTACCATCGATCCTGCTGCGGCAAACGAGTTACGCAAAGCAATCCAAACAACAGGTAACTCTTCATACCTGACAGCTCTAGCGAAAGAGCAGGACATGATGCGCAAAGACATGGAAGTCATTGCAGAAATCAGGATGCGCGAATTGATTGATGGCATTGATGGCCAAGTGCCAGGGATCATTGAAGACATCGTCGCTGCTGGAGACACAGTCGGTCCAGATGGAAAGATTGTGTCGATTGACGACAAGATTGAAGACATCATTCTTCCTCAACTTGAGCGTATGGCTCTAGAGCTTTCCGATCCGGAGTTCTACTCCAAATACGCAGACAAAGTGCGTCAGCGAGTTAGTGACGCCAAGGTCAACACAGTTGTCGAGACGATTACCCAGGACACGTTAAACTTGCTTGAAGATGACGAGCTAGATCAAGAGCGCTCTTTTGAAGACAACCCAAGGATTAAAGCAATCTATGCAACTCTTTCTTCAGATGAGCGTAAGGCCGTTAGAGAGCAAGTTGATGCGTTTGTTGACGAAAAGTATAGAAACCAGGACGCAGATTTAGTCAGAGCAGAGAAGGCTCGATCAAAGAAAATCCTAGATACATCGATTGCGATATACCAGGCTATCGAGTCTGACGATGAAGAACAGATTCAAACCCTGATTTCTGAGATGAGCCGACTTGATCCAGACAAGGCTAGGTCATGGGAAAAGGTTGCGTCATCGGGCGGAGCGACTGCTGACGACATAGATATCGTTCAAACTTTGAATGTCGAAATGACTAATGGTCGCATGACTGTATTTAGGCTTAATAAAGCGCTTACTGACAATCTGATTACCCGAGATACTTACGACTCAATGTTTAGTCGGTTTAGCGCAATGACAGACAATCGTTATGGTCAAGGGAAGCGATATTTGAAAAACGCAATTGGATACCCAGAGTACGATTCTGTTGCCATGGGTCCAGTTCAAAGGACTGCTGTTCGTGACCTGGCAGCATTGGAAAATGAATATCTTGCTATTAAGCAGCAAGCGTTATCGACCGGCACAGCTCCACCAGACCCATTTACCTGGTTTAAAGAAAAGGCAGATTCGGCAAGCATATACGATCCAGCTCAAAGAGAAGCCGATCTTGAGGTCATCACTGAGCAGTTCAATTTCAGTGAATTTGAAAATTATGGTCAGATGCGCGCTAGAGCAAACCGGATGTTTCAGAATGGCAATATTGAAGAAGAAGATTACGCAAGGCTTGAAGAAGCGTTTACTAACTTCCAGAAGTACAACATGGAATATGGGGAGTTTCAGCAGTGAGCAGCTTTGATGGATTCTGGGATACCGTGACAGGTATGGCTAATGGCCGAGACGATTTGATGCTTGGACCGGACGGTCAAATTGCTCGCAAGAAAGAGCATGATGCTGCGATGATGCCAACAACAGATGAGTCAGTGACAGACGAGGCTGTGGTTGAGGGCATCATGGGTGTACAAGATCCTATGCAAGAGCAAGCAGAACAGGCGTTTGCTGAAGGTATTGAGAAGCAGGAAGAGTTGGAACTTGTCCGTCTCGGGTCAGGGCTAATTGGGCTGCCTATCTCTGCCGCTCTTGCCGGCGCCGATCTTGTGTCTCTTCCTATACTGGTTGCCAAAGGCGTTATAACCGCTGAAGAAGGGAAGATTGCAGAAAACCTGTTCAAGCAATTTGAAAACGTCCCGTCGGCATATG